CCCTTTTGTGGAGGGGGCACTAACCGCTATGCGGGAGTGGGTTCAAGGCAATCGCCACAATAAGAATGACTTCCCCCACACTTTTAGGTACCCCGAAAAACAAGTCCTTACGGAGAGATAGCCAGATATACCCATTAGGGCTAGTTAGCGTTTCCGACCCTCCTCGCCCGTCGGGCTTAGCGCCTAAAATGTCCAATAAATCCTGACTGATACAAATATCGACCACCTCCTCTCCCTCTCTTATATCGCTAATAATATCGAGGAGTTAGCCCTAGCCCGACCCTCCGAAATTGGGGTTCTTCCTTCAATGAGGTCAATTTCTACACAAACTACTTTCACTGTCATTCTACTCTTTTCCAAGAAAGTACTTGACAGCCTCTCCCAACATATGGTTCATTATATGTCTGAGGAGCGAGCGATGAACAGCACCAGTTAGATGAGCGAGCGACGAGACCAGATGTGCGACGACAGAACAGCACTTGCATGGTAACTGGATGAATGAGAACCCCATGCAAGGCAACTGGCTGCCAGACAACTGGTGCACAGGCACTCGCTCAGATGCGCATGGGCCATGAGATGCGAGGCTAGTGACACGCATACCAAGTGTCACGTGGCCGAGCATCGAATGGCCTGGTATAGGGATAGAAGACACTTCCTCCTCTCAAATCCTCAAACGACAATTCATTTGACTTTTCACCAGTTCATGACTATCATTAATCAGGTCTGCACTTTGCAGCCTGAAAGGATAATTATGCATAAACCACAACGACTTCGTAATCTTTCACTCAAATTTCTAACCGTACTCCATTGGAGCAAGGATGCCTCTATTTTGCGTCCTGAGCCCTGGCTGGTCCAAGTACCTTCCGCCACATTCAGAAAGCAAATCCGGGTCAGCTACAGCCTCCAGGAGACCAGCCTGAAGCGTCTGAAGGAGATGGGCTTCATTTCAGCCTACCAGGTCCTTCTGGACAAAAGCTTCATGGTTAGGCTTATACCACCTGCCTCCCTGGGTATGAACAGTCCTGAGGCTCAAATAGACGATATGGTAGTGGCTGACGAAGCAACGGAGGAATAGACATGAGTAGAGAATCGAGAGCACCTGAGGCTCCAGACATTAATAATCTACCTGCCATTGCGGAGCAGTTCGTATTCAAGCCCTCCGGACTGATGAGGGCGATGAAGGCGAAGTTCATGGTCCGTACCCAGGACAATCCTCTTGTGGATGTGGCAAATCTTACCCAGAGGGAACTGATAGCCATTGTCGGACACAAGACTCTCATCGAAACCAACTGGTCCAAGCCCGGGTTCAAGGACTGGCTTTTCAACAGGGAGGAGTCAAAAGAGAAGCTGGAAGAGCTGTTCGACCTTGCCCTCGACTCAATAAGGACAGTCCTTCTTTCCGAGGATGTAAAAACTGCATCAGCAAAAGTTAATATTCTTAAGATTTTAGGGGAGTTACTTGACAAATTTCCCAAAGCAGGGCAAACTACGAAGGACCCAATGGCTAACCTCTCCAAAGAGGAGCTTGAACGGTTCCTTGAGAAGTCTGGTATTCGAATCGAAAAACAGATAATATTGGATACAAAATGACCATAACCACCAGAACAGTCGTTAACTCCCTGGACGTAGGAATGGTCCGGCAGCTAGCACAGATAACTGATACTTCGGGAGCTGGCGGTGTTTATGAGATTGAAGTCAATTCCAGAGCGGACAGACTTGCTCTCTTTTTGTCTACAATCTCTATTACTGGTACGATGAATATCGAGGTTTTCACCAAGGAGAACCTTCAAAGTAATATCTCCGAAATGCCAGTAGTCAGCTTTCCTGTTCAAACAACTCCCACTTCCAGCTACCTTCGTATTGTAACACCTATAATTATTTCACCTTTTGTTATACGAATAACCTATTCCGGTTCCGTTACCATGTCCCTATACGGAAAAGCGGTCAATAGCGTAGAAGCAGAGGGTATACTGGAAGTCGCAATAGGAGGAAAAGATACCTATTCTCTTCTGAGTCAGCACTTGACAATTCCCAATACCTGGTATACAATAGCCCTACCTAGTGGGACGAGGGATTTAGAAATCCAGGCGGACCCACCAGCTAGACTGGACATTCGTTTCAGTTCAAGTGATGACCCAGAATACTGGCCAGTACCAGCGGGCAACACATACGTGGAGCAATTTTTAGCAACAAGTGCTCTGACTAGTGTACAGGTACGGTGTCCTGGGTCCTCTCCTGTTGTACGAGTAAAAGTCTGGAAATCCAATTGATTCGTCAAGTCGAATAAAACCAACGCAAGGAAGCGGCAACACAAAGGAAAATCGAATGTTTGCAAAAACTCAATTAGTGTTCGACGTATCCGCTCCTACTGAAGGTGATAAGGTCGGAGCATATGTTCTGTCCAGCTCCGGTCAGGCAATTTCATCGACTGGCACCAGCCTCGATGTCAACGTAACCAGTGCTATCAACGTCTCGGTAGACCATGCAAATGATTCTATCAAGATTGGTGATGGTACGGACTTTCTTGCAATAAACAACGACGGCTCTCTTAATGCAGTTGTCACCGCAACTGACCTAGACATCAGGGATTTGTCCAATGCAACTGATTCGGTTACAGCTCATCAGGGCGGTTCCTGGACCGTAACTGCTACCGCTACCGACTTCGACATCAGAGACTTAACACATGCAAGTGACTCGATAAAAGTAGGTGACGGTACTGACTTCCTGGCTATCAACAATGATGGTTCTATCAACGCTACTGTAACTGCAACTAACTTGGACATCCGAGACCTCGCATTCGCAAGCGATTCAGTAACCGCTCACCAGGGTGGAAGCTGGACGGTAACAGCTAACGACGCAGCTCTAGCTAATACTGCAATCGAGAATACCCAGAAGAATACAACTACCACCAGCGCTGCTCTCCTAGCTTCCCAGTTGGCTAACAGAAAGTACTTGTACGTTCAGAATAACTCAGGCGCAGCAATCTATCTTGGTAAGTCCGGTGTAACAACTGCTGACGGTATTGTTCTTTCTCCTTCTGCTATCGCTGAATTCCGACTCGGACCTGCAGTCTCGATGCACTCAGTAACGGCCAGCGGAACCAGAGACACTCGTATAATGGAGTTAAGCTAAGGTCGTCGCTCTGCTCCTTCCAGGTACCTATTCTAGGTACAGACGAAAGAGGTCTAATGTAATGACCAGAACTGTCCGATAAGACTCAGGCCCACTTGGATATCCCAGGTGGGTCTTTCTCCAGGAGTAAACATGTCCAAAAAACCTACAGAAAAGCAAGCTGCTCCCCAGATTACCTTCACCGAGCAAGACGTTCAAAAGATGCGTGACTTCGGCTCCTTCCTACTCTCCCATGCCAAGTTTAATTTGTCCATTCCTGAAGCTGTTAAACTCAACGGATTTGTCGGATTCATGAATCAGCTTTCTCAGAAAATGGAAGCTCATATCCTTGAACTCAAGTCTATAACCAAGCCGGAGAAAACAGATGCCAATAACTCAGGGGTATGATAATAATGATACAATTATTACGGATGCCAACGGTAATATTATCGGAGTACCTGGCTCCCCTTTGGTAGTTTCAGGGACAACATCTATTTCAGGGTTTGCTCCTGCTACCTACGATTCTAAGTATCGACTTGTTTTTTCAGCTACTACTATTAACTTATCAGGCGCTGCTTATCAGAGTATGTATTCCTACACAGGAAGCGGAAAGCTAATAAGCTTTGCGATAAACTCCAGCTCAGATGACCTCCAGCTGCAGGTCCTAATTAATGGTGTAGTAATATTCCAGGATATTACGGCAAAGATAATAAACGACCTAGGCATAAGAGCAGTCTACAATCTGCCATTAAACGGCACAGGCGCTGGTTCTTTTCATTTTGTACCTGACTATCCCATACAGTTTACCAGTTCTATGGAAATAAAAGCTAGAAGGATAACAGGTGGAGCTATGTCCATTTCACGCTATCTAATTGCTATGACACAGGAGTCCTAATGCCTTCCAATACATCATTTGCTCCTAGAACTCAGGATGAATTCAATTCAGGAGCATTAAACTATGCAGGAACAGGCTCTACGGCTACTATAGTAGCCAATACAACAACGAATATTGACCTCCTGGTTAATGATGACATGATTATTACAGGAGTAGAATTAGTAGTTACAAATCCAAAGGCAGGTGACTATATGACTTTACATACGGTCCATCCTACTTACGGAGAAGTCATGCAGTTTGTCTACACCTGGTACTTGGGTACAGAATCATTTCGAAAAGACTACCAAGTCAGATACCCAGCTAAGATTTATGCTGGTATGTCTATAAGGGCTAAATATGTCTCTGTAAACGGAACAGCTCCTGATTTTGTGGCCGTAAATTATTCTCTGCATAAGGTGCTCTACTGATGCGTATTCTTTTTACAAGGAATAACAAGTCACCATTTTCCAGAGCTATCCAGTGGGCTACTGACTGGGATGCTTCCCATGTAGCTATCGAGATGGAAGGAATGGTATTCCACTCCGACTTGCTCGGACCTAGTAGTGAATTACTTGAGGACTTCGAAAAAGGAAAAGACATTGTTAGAGAAATAAGACTGGAGAACAATTTCTACGACGCTATACGACTCATGCATTTCTACCTGAAAAGAAAACATAGGACATACGATTTCCTTCTATTCATTTCACTAGGCATTCTCCTATTACTACGAAAGCTTAAGAATGAACCACTAGACAAGAAACTAATTCACAGAGTATCAGGAGCCTATCTGTGTACCGAATTTGTGGCTGAATTTATCGCTGGAAAAGAGAACAAGTATTTACTACCCGAGGATATATGGGAAGACCTGAAAACAAGACAAGAATAAATCCGAAGCAATTACTTGCTGCAGCCGAGCGCCTTGCTCACTTGAAAAGGCTGGAATGTTTTGACCCAAATAACCTGGACTCGAAGCCTACCAAGGACCAGCTTGCCGTTCTCCAAGATGCCGACAAAATAAAGCACAGGTATGTAACCAGCGGCAACCAATGTTTAATTAAAGGAACTCAAGTACTCACGCCAAAAGGAGCAAAAGCCATTGAAGATATTATTCCAGGAGACATAGTATATTCAGAGACAGGAAAAGAAATAAAAGTTATTAAAACATTTGCAAATGGTAGTAAAGAAGTAGCCGACCTAACATACAGAGGACAGGTATGGGGTTCTTGCACAGAAGACCATGTATTTCTTACAACAGATGGAAAAAATGGCGCTTTAAAAGCAGCAAAAGATATTGGTAAATATGACTGCGTTATGAGGACTTTTGTCAGACCTAGATTAGGCAATGTGAGAGTGAAGGAAGCATATAGCCTAGCTGCCCTATTGGGGGACGGATGCTCAAAGCAAGGCGGTAATAAAATTTATATTAGTTCATCGGACAATAAAATACCTACAAAAATAGCCAATCAACTTGGAATTACTTTTAAGAAACAAGGCGGAGATAACTTCACCTGGATTCTTGACCACGCTAATATTCCTTATTATAAAGAGTGGTGCAAAGGTAGATATGCACATGAAAAAACTGTTGATATAGAAGTTCTTAAAACATGGGACAGACAATCCTTATTGGAATTTGTAGCAGGGCTTCTTGACACAGACGGTACAGTATATCCAGCAAAAGACCATGTAACTTTATCATTAAATATGCAAGCTAAAGATGTAGTAGATGCTTTTGATTGGGCTGTGTTTAGACTATGGCAAGTAAAACTAAATAGAACAACTGATAATAGGGATAAGTATAAAAATGGACCAGTTCATGTAGCTTACACAAGAGCTACTCCATATGTAAAATTAATATTAAACGACCTTGGCGGGCAGTTAGAATCTGAGCAAAAAAAGTGGAAATATGAATATCACTCTATTGGAGGAAAACGAACAAAATTGGAGTATGTCGGACTGAAATGGGGAAGTAATAAAAGAATTGAAGAGACATATGACATACATGTAGATTCTCCTACAAATTTATATTTATTAGCTAATGGACTTATAACACACAACAGCGGAAAAAGTCAGCTAGCGGCGAGGGAAACAGCATGGGTACTTACCGAAACTCACCCTCACTGGAAGCGCTCTCCTCAGATGGGAACAGACAAACTGCAGCTCCTTGTTCTTGGCAGGGTAGGAAAACATATCGAAGAAATTCTCTGGAGAAAGATATCCGGATTTCTTGACATGTCAGACGTTCATATCCAGAGGACAGGAGGTACTCTCCAGAAAATAACATACAAACCAAATGGCAATACCATCCTGTTCATCTCCCACCACAACACCAATGAGGCTCGGGAGAAGGCTCAAGGTTACACAGCTGACTATGTTTGGCTGGACGAGCTTCCTGGTGACGTTAGGCTCATCGAGGAACTTCATCGAAGGGTGATGGCCAGGGACGGAAGATTTCTGGCTACATTCACTCCCAAGACATTCAACAAGGGTATCAAGGAGCTTGTGGATAATTCCAGGGCTCCTCTAGCTAAGAAATATCAATTCTCCATGCTTGATAACCCTATCTATTCAGAAATACAGAAGAAGGAAATTCTTCAGTCACTAGAGACCTATCCTGAAGGATACAGGCAGATGATTCTACATGGTAACTGGTATTCTGGAGAAGGTGCTGTTTATCAAGTGCCTGACAACTTCTATGAGATACCACCAGACTATCATCCAAGCTGGAGACATGTGGAATCGGTAGACCCAGCTCTTTCCTCCCGATTCGGTGTAACTCTGTGGGCAGAGTGTCCCACAACGCATGTCTGGTATTGTGTAAAGTCTGAATATCTAACGGATATTCCTGACCCCAATGATATGTTTCTCGCAGCACAGAAACTTACTCAAGGTCTGAATATTGTTAAAAGAATCTGTGACCCCGAAGCAAACTGGTATGTTAACCTGGCAAGAGGAAAGGGAGTTCACTACACCGGACCTAATAAGGTGAATAGAAAGGGAGAACTAATAAAAAACTTGCAAACTGGTATAACTACAGGTAGAATAAAGTGCGCTCCCTGGTGTGACGTTCTCCAGAAGGAACTGGAGAGTTGTCAATGGTCCCAAACAGCTAATGAACAGATAGTAAATTCTCATTCATTCCATTGTATCGATACAGCACAGTATTTTTATGACATGGTACCTAAGCCATTAAAAGTTCCAGTAGCACAAAGCTGGCCTCAATATCTGAAACAGGCTAACGAGGAAAGAAAGAAGAAAGAAAAGATTCAACTAGCAAAAGGAAATTGGAGGAGAACATGGAAATTGCGACGCTCTTAGCTTTAGGATTCAGCTCTTTATATTTCCCATTGGCTGGATTATTCTGGTATGCTCTTCGTAAGGAGAACATGAAGAAAGAGAAAATAGTCAAGACATTAGATGCGTTCAGGAGGAGGAGATGAAACTAGTTCTAGCTCTTGAGATGCCACCAGTCAGACAGGAAAAAAAGGAATGTCCACCTAGTATTGATGAGAGGATTGAGTATGCAGTCGATTGCATCTCTTGTCAGCACAATATGAAGGAGGCTATTCTCTTTCTGCAGAAGTTGATGAACAATTTGGAGAAGGCTCAGAATAAGAAGAAGGGTGACCTGAAAAGGTTGGAGTATATTCGGGCAGCACTGGCGGATTATGGATATCTTATGCCGGATGATGTATAAAGTCTAAGGGAGTTTAATGGATGATATATGTCATCTTATATAAAATAGCAGGTGAAACGGTTTCGCTAGAAACCCTTTGAACGACGAAGGAGTGAAATTGGCAAAGATAGTATTCTGGACCCCTGAGGTCGCGCAAAAAGAACTTAAGAAAAGACTAGCTTATGCGAAGGAAGCAAGGAAGAATGTAGAACTCGAATGGAAGGATTCTGAAAGGATTCTATTCGGTGATACCAATCCCGATGTTTCAGTCTCTGTTCAGTCAAGAGCTGAACTTGACCCACTCACCTGGGAAGCTACTCGTTCTCGAAAATCCCTGTCAATAAATACGGCCTTCAAAAACCACCGCTTCCTTCATTCTCAGCTGGCAGCTAACCCACCATCAGTCTTACCTCGTGCAGCCTCCAACGACCCTTCAGACAGGACCAAGGCTGATGCAGCGGACCGTCTTATTCGACATGCGCTACGGAAATACCAAGTACAAGAACATGTTGACCAGTCTTCCAGCAACTGTCTCCTTTATGGAACAGCTTCAATAAAAACCATCTGGGATGCAGAAGATGGTGATATTCTGGAAGTAAAAGAGGATGGTACTGTTCTGATGGAAGGGGAGATAAAGTTCTCTGTTCCTTCAATATGGCATCTATTCCCTGACCCAGACGCTAATTTTGATTTCGAGATTAAATGGGTGTTCGAGCTGATTTACATGCCATATGAGGAAGCATGTTACAGATTTCCGGATAAGAAGGACCTTCTGAAACAGTACCGAATTCAGGAAAGGGAAGTAGAGGAAGACTCAAATTCTCATACCCACACAGTCGGACCTAAATATGATGTAGTCCCAATTTATCAGTACTGGGAAAAAGGACTTGTTTATAACGGCCTTATTGGTAGGTTTTGCTATTGCACCGAGAATGGTGAATTACTAACTCCTGTCGGACCGAACCCTTTTAGGTTCTCAAGACCGAAAGACCGAGGACTATCAATCCCAGCCGTACCTGATGAAGAGTCCAATCAGAAGATGCCGGAGAGGGCAGAATTACCGTATCACTGGTTCACTGACATCGATGTTCCTGGACGCTTGTGGGGACGTAGTACTATGTATTATCAAGGGCCTTTGCAGGACCTCCACAACCAGATGGTGAATGTCATGGTTGATGTACTTGAGGCACACGGTGTTCCTCGACTCATCCTTCCTGACGGAACAGAAATCTCTGATGAATCAATAACTAATACCCCATGGGACATAATCAAGGTTAATAATGAGGGAGGAAAAGACCCTCAATTTATGGCTCCGATGCCTATGCCACAGGCCTTTGGCGACCTGCTTCAGCTTATTTCTGGCGGTATAGACGCTATGGCCGGAGTGAATGATTCCATGTTCGGAGTGCAGCAGAGGGAACAGTCTGGCTTCTCAATGCAATATGCAACTAATCAAGGGAACATGATTCGACGTCGTCTTTTCAATAAGTATGTAAAACTAGTAGAGAATGTGTATAAGGCTTATTTGAATCTCGTCAGAAAGCACTGGACCACAAGTCGCTCTATCCTAGTTCTCGGGAAAGAAAAAAGGTTTGAGGCGAAGTCCATAAAGGGAACTGACATTGACGGAGGGTTTGATATTGTGGTAGAATACGGAGCTTCGTTATCCCTCGACCCTACCTCCAGGAGAGAAGAGATTCTTACCCTATCTCCCTTGTTCGAAAAGGCTGGTGTTCAACCTAACACATTACTAGGGCTTATGAAACTCAATGACCTCGACTCCTTATATGACCGTACACAGCTAGCTAGGGACAGGCAGAATGAGATATTCCAGGAGATGATTGAAAAAAATCTCTACATCCCTCCGAGGGAGATGCAAGACCATCAGGGAATGTTAGCTTTTTCCTACGAATTCCTAATGACCAGTGAATTCAAGTACTTACTACCTGAGCAGCAAACATTAATAGAGCAGCATATAAAGGAAAGGGAACAAATGGCTGCAGCGGCCCAGGCTACAATGCCGGGACCAGGAGGAATGGGCTCTCCTGCAGTACCAGAAGGACAATTGGCCGGACCTGGACCAGCAGGCTCTCCTCCCCCACCACCAGTAGGTCCCATAGTGAATAATGCTTGACTTTTTTAGAGTCTATTGTAAGATACCATCTAGACCCACCCTCTATATCTGAGGCCGGTCAATTCACCGCTATCCGAAAGGACGCAACATGGCAGAAGGTTTTCAGGTTCCAACAGCGCTTCTAGATTCCCTAAAAGGAATGACAGCAACAGAAGCAGCACCACAGGTGGAAACGGAAGTTCAAGAGCAGCCGACCATCGAAACTCAAGGGGAAGAATTAAACGAGAACCCCACACAAATCGAGGATGCAAAAGCTACCCAAGAGGAAGGTGAGGAAAAAGAACCCCAGCAACAAGTACAGTCTACAAAAGAAGAATTGCTAATCACAGGACCAGATGGCAGAAAGCAGAAAGTAGAAGTAGACTGGAATGACAAGGAAAAGCTCAAGAAATATATTCATGCTGCAGCAGGTATGCGTAAATTCCAAGCTGAAAGAGACAATGCTCTCAGACAGTTGAAAGAGAAAGAAGCGCAATACTCAGATGTAGCAAAAAGCTGGCAGGCAATCCAGGGAGCTTACGAACAAGAAGGATTTAAAGGACTTGTCAATCTACTAACTCAGAACCCTAATGGCTACGAATTGTTTCTTAATCAGGAACTTAGCAGGATGCAAAGACGTCTTGAAGCAACACCCGAAGAACTGAAACAACTCGAACTAGAAGAAAAGTATGAGCAAGAACGGAAGGCAAGGGAGAAGCTGGAAAAGAAAGTTCAGGAAACTCTTGAACAATCGACAAAAGAGAAAGAAGCCGCTACCATCGCTGAAATCCAGTCCAGATTCAATCCAGTGTTCGACAGATACCGATTCGAAGGAAAGCTAGGCGACCCAGAAGCTGAATCAGTACTAGACAGTACTCTCTGGGAAAAGGCGAAGGAGAGACTTGCAGAATATCCAGATGATACTGAAATCACTCCTCAGCTAATAGAAAGAGAATTTCGCACTGTAGCGAACACCTTGCGAAAGGTTATTTCAAAACAGGCGGAAAAAAAGACAGAACAGGTTATTCAGAACAAAAAACAACAAGCTGCAACACAAGCAGCAGCTATCGCAACTAAGGGATATCAACAGGGTAATGTCAAAGATTCAATCAGAAAGTCTGTAGAGTCAAACGATATGCTCGGAGCATTAAAGCAATTCCTGGGTGGCGGTAGATAAGCAAACGAAAGGTAATTTTTTATGGCAGTCACGCAGTTTTCAAACGTAACGTACGGTGATTTTTTACAGGTAGCTTACTCGGCTGGTATTCGCAGCCAGATTAGCAAAAGTTTCAAAGACTGGGAAATGATTAAGCAAGTTGCTGTTTCCCAAGTTCCAGATGGAAAGCAGTTGGAATTCTTACTCCAGACTGGCTTCGGTCCTTCCGCTGTTCAAGTTCGTGGCGTTAATCAGTATTCCTATCCTACTAGCCAACGAGTGGCAACGACGACTGGTATTGCTACATACAAGGAATTAGCAACGACTATCGAAATCGAGTATAATGCATGGAACCGAGCACGAAAGTCGCCTTCCAAGTATGCAGAACCTCTCGCTCTCGAAATCATGTCCAAAACTCATGCTCAAAAACGGTATCTTGCTTCTACTGTTTACGGTGACGGTACTGGCGTTGTTGGTCAATTGGTTGGTGCTACCAACGCTGCTGTAACTTCTCCTGCGTCTGACAAACTTGTCTTTGACATTTCTAAAGCTGACGGAGCAAGAGGACATATTGGTAACTTTGAGTATGATGACATTCTTGTTTTAAAAGATGCTGACGGAACAACTACCGCACTTGATACCAACTTGGCCACTGAACCAGTTTATTGGAAAGTAATTGAAAAAAATAGAACTACTGGAAAAGTTACTCTTCAAGGTCTTAACTCCAGCTTGGCTTCTGCTGGAACTATTTCTTCTATCACTACCCAGGCTGCAGCTGGCGCAGTGTTCTACCGAATTGGCCAAGAAACTGGTGCTACCAATGCTCTTGACTTAACTGCTATCGGTTCATCTGATTATGGTACTCTTACTGAAGTGTGGGCAGGTCTGGAGTCACTAGTTTCTAATGACGGAAGAAAAGTAAACAATTTAACCATGTCTGGAGCTTTAGCTGGTTCTGTCTATGATAATGGAGGTTCAGCCATTGACGTCGACGTTATTCATGCAGCTATGGATAATGTAAAAATTCGAGTAGGGTCAGACCAGTACAGTTGGAAAAAATTAGTTGCAGCTCCTGAAGTTATTAGGGGATTTGTTGACACACGAGAAACCAATCGTCGATTTAACTCAATTGAAGACAATAAACGAGGGTTAAGAAAGTTCATTTATCAACACGAAGAAGATGCTATTGAAATGACGACTAGTGAGTTTGTTCCATTTAACCGTATTTATATCCTTCCTGAAGGAAAAGCTGGAAATGGTAAAGTTCTCGAATTTCACGGAACTGACTTCGAACCTGTAAAGGCTGAAGACATGAGTTCCTTCCACCTGCGTCCAAATGCAAACGGTGGACATGACCGAATCATGAACAGCTACATGGAAGCAATGGCTACCTTGGTTTGTAAACATCCTGCAGCTCTTGTTAAAATTACTAATTTTGGTGCTTAATTTTCTATAGACAGTTAGAGATAATATCTTATTAGATATTGTTTCTTTCTGTCTCTTTCAACTTCCAACACCCTGGAGGGTTTTCTGTGACTGAAACTACTCGTAGACTCAAACTCAGAATCCCTTCAGGGACTTCTCAAGACTCTCGCTACAACCTTCAGCGTATCGATGACTTCGCAGGTGCCTATTCCCTTTCGGACACAGGTGATTTAACAATAGCAGTCAGAGGGGACCTAATCCTCCTGCCCAACGCAGCCTCAGCGGGCGGCTCAGGAAACAGCACTCCCGGCACTCTCCATTTCGGAACTTCCGAATCGAATGTGAATGTAACCTTCTACACCAGTTCACTAAACTTCGAAAAACCCCTCTCATTAAAAGACCAGGCTGAGAATGGAACCAAGTATCTCAATGTTCAATATAAATCGGATACCTCTGGAGCTCTGGATACCACTGCTGATAGAACTCTATCTCTGGACCTTCAAGGTAGTAATAGAAGTATTGTTCTTGGCGGTGACATAGCGACTGCAGGTTCCTTGACAACATCTGGAAGTTATTCAGCAACTTTCACCTTTACAGCAGCCACAAGTATCACTTTTCCAGTCTCAGGACTGCTTCTAACAGACGACTCCATAGCGACGCTTTCTAACAAAACTATATCGGGCACTTCAAACACCCTAACAGATATATCTTTAACCTCAAGTGTTACAGGCATTCTTCCGATAGCTAATGGAGGAACTGCTGCATCTACTTCCCAAGGAGCTAGGACAAACCTACTTCCTTCACAAGCTGGTAATAGTGGAAAGATACTGCAGACAAATGGAACTGATGTAAGCTGGGCATCTCCAGCAGCCGGACAAGTAGAAACATATCAGGATACCTGGTCAGGCTCCACTTCTAAGATAGTGACTCACAACATAGGAACTGAAGCAGTGAATGTAATTGTTAGAGATGAAAATAATGATATCATATTTGTTGAGGTGTCAGTAGACTCTGGCACTCAAGTTACATTAACCAGTTCTGAGGTACCTGCTGGTACCTGGAACATTCTTGTGCAGGGGACCCCATGAACTTTTTTGGTACATTAAAACGAGTAGTTGAACTTTGGTTTCGTAAGGATTCTAACGATGTCAAAATCAAGCCGAACTCCAACACCTATGTAGGTGCCACAGACTTCTCCTTACCTCCTAAGACCTCAGGAAGCGGTGTACTAGTTGGCGAATCCGAAACTCAGACACTGACTAACAAGACCATCGCTGCCGGGTCCAATACAATCAGTGGATTGACCAATAGTAATATCGATGCAGCGGCCGCCATTGACGCTACCAAGATTGGCGCAGGTTCAGTTTCAAATACTGAATTCGGCTACTTGGATGGTGTTACTAGCGCAATCCAGACTCAATTCACAGGAAAACAGTCTACTTCCGAAAAGGGACAAGCAAATGGTTATGCAAGCCTTGACTCTGGTGGAAAGGTTCCAGCTTCTCAGCTTCCTGCTTCAGTTATGGAATATCAAGGAACATGGAATGCTAACACTAACTCTCCTTTATTGGCAGACGGTGTTGGCAGTGCTGGTGATGTTTATGTTGTATCTGTGGCAGGTACGCAGGACTTAGGCTCCGGAAACATTACCTTCGCTCAGGGAGACTGGGCTCTTTATAATGGTACCATCTGGGAGAAGTCTTCCAATTCTAATGCAGTCTCCTCAGTGTTCAGTAGAACAGGAGCAGTAACTGCACAGTCTGGTGACTACACCGCTACCCAGATTACAAACACACCAGCAGGCAATATTGCAGCAACAACAGTCCAAGCAGCACTCAATGAGTTGGATTCTGAGAAATTTGCTTCAGCCGATTTTGCCTCCACCTTCAACTCCAATATTGCTAACTATTCCTACTCTACGGACTGGACAAGTGGTACTACGAAGACGGTAACACACAACCTCGGAACTCGATTAGTTAATGTGACTCTCTATGATAATACTACATATGAGACATTAATGGTAGATTCAGAAATTAGAACGGATACAAACACATTAGACCTTACTTCCTCCGAAGCTCCATCAGGCTCCGGCTGGAAAGTATTAGTAAGTAAAGCATAGTTTGCTGTCGCAGCCTAACAAATTGGGTAACCATTCCCAGGAGGAAAAAGAATGAAAATTTTCGGCACGTTAAAAGAAGTAGTAGGTCTCTGGTTCCGTAAGAATTCACAGAATGTGAAAATCACGCCAAATGCGAATACATATGTCGGGGATACAACGTTCGAACTTCCTCCTCGGACAACAGGAGGTAGTACTCTTGTTGGTGACATAGATGCTCAGACATTAACTAATAAAACATTCGGTTCCGGGACGGCACTAGGTACGCCTGTCTCAGGAACACTCACTAACGCAACCGGGCTGCCTATTGATGCAGGAACGACAGGTACCTTGCCTGCCTCCAGAGGTGGTACAGGAATTACTAGTCTAGGTTCCGGAGTAGCAACCTTTCTAGGAACTCCTTCTAGTGCTAACCTTGCAAGCGCAGTAACTGATGAAACAGGGTCAGGAGCACTTGTATTTGCAACTTCACCTACTCTTGTAACCCCGGCACTAGGTACTCCATCATCTGCTACATTGACTAACGCCACAGGATTACCAATAGATGGCGGTACTACAGGGACATTGCCAGTAGCCAGAGGCGGAACAGGAATCACAAGTTTTGGTACTGGAGTTGCAACAGCTTTAGGTCAAAATGTTACTGGTAGTGGTAGTATTGTTCTAGCAGCCTCACCAACATTAACTACACCAGCCCTCGGAACACCTTCAGCAGCAGTATTAACGAATGCAACAGGGTTACCATTAAGTACTGGAGTGACCGGCACCCTGCCTATAGGAAATGGCGGAACAGGTCAAATAACGGCTAATGCAGCCCTAAATGCACTTCTTCCAAGTCAGACTGCCAACTCAGGGAAGGCTCTAACTACCAACGGTACTGATACTCAGTGGACAGCAGTGGCTACCACAGTAACAACAACGAGGGGTCAGTTGATAAGAAGGGGAGCTAGTGCGGATGAGGCATTTGCTGCTCAAACAAACAATAGAGTAGTTCGTGGAGACGGTACTGATGTCGTAAGCGGACAGATAGACCATCAAGACTTTTTTACAGACGGAGCAGCAGCCGGAGCTTCAAATAGAGGTATCCTAACTACCGGGTCTCAGACAATAGCCGGTGAAAAGACATGGAATGGCGGGATTAAATTTGCTACCTCAGGTGGTACGGCTACTAACCTAAATTTTTTCGAAGAGTATAGCAATGGCGTTACTTTTAATTATACAGCCGGAGGTACTAAATCAACCACACTCACGATACAACGTATAGGTAATACAATATTTTTAAATCCAGGAGCTTTGCATTTTGAAACAGGATTGCACCCAGGAACAGGACAAGGGTTTTTTCAATTACAGTCTGGAAGTGCCATACCGTTGCAGTTTAGACCTCCTGTAGACATTTATACACAAGTCATGGTAACAGACAATGGTTCTGCCCAGAATACCCCAGGATTACTAGTTATCTTTTCTTCAACCGGAATTATTCAACTTTATAAAGACGTAGCCGGAAGTAATTTTACAAACGGAGCAGCTTGTGGACTAGGAAGTGCCGCTTTTGGACGCCTAGTAAGTTCCATTGTTTATAATAAGGTATAATATATGACGGATGAAAAACTAATCTCGGAGTCGTACTCCTCAAAGGAATCTTATAAAGACAGTAA